CCGGGCAAGTCTTGCCATACATCTCCATGCAAGGGACTTGTACAGTTACTGGTCTTGAGTCAGTTTGACCTTTGATGCCTGCGAAAGGCAGTTTGATCATGTTTCTTTCAGTCCAGAAAAATGTATTGTTGGTATCCTTGTCTGGTAAAAATCTAACGACTGCTTCGTCGCCCTCTTTTATATTCCAGTGTGGATAAATGGCGTTGTCTCCGCCTGTTTGTGAACCTGAGCGACTAGATTCTTGTGATTTTAACTTCGCTCTTATTTCAGCCAATGTAGCCATAATGTAAGCCTCCTATTTGTGCCTATGTTTGTTGCCTAAATATATTAAGCATTTGCTATAATATACAACTATATTTATGTGAAATCAACCGTTATTATTGGTAAAATGATAGAGCCTTGATTCTGTCTATTTGTGAATCGTATGCTTGTTCTTCTTCTGAAAAGAATTCTTCAAGTTGTAATCCTGCTATTTCTATAGCATCTTTTAAAGTGTACTCTTGATCTCCAACTTTGAATTTGTCGCCTGCTTTCATGCCTGCCGCTTTTGCTTTTCTCACGGCATTTGCAAACTCGTTGCCCTCAGTTTTGTCTGCATATCTTTCGTCACCTGCCTGCATTCTTTTGAAGGCAGTTGTGTTCATCATTTTGTCTGCTTTGGTAACATCAAGTTTCATTGCATTTTCTTTGTCTTTTTTTTCTAATTCTTTATCCTTAGGTTGGTGTTCTACTTCTCTTAATTTGTCATAATTTTGTCTCAAATACTCTGTTGCCGCATCATAATCTTTTGATTTGAAAGCTGAATTGCTATCTTTGTCTAAGACATCGTATATCATCTTGCCATCCTTGTCATCTTTGTACATAGATACATAAGGTTTAATAGTCGCCTCACCAACACTATCTACCCAACCTTCAAACGCCTCCGTTTCTTTTGCCTTACCTTTGAGATCTTTTTTTGGATTGTATGCTCCTGGTTCCATTCTAATTTCATCAGCAAACTTTGGATCTGCCTGCATTTTTTTGAAATCGTCTATATATCTTTTTGCCAATTGTATTGCAATTTTTTTATTTTTAATGTAATCAGCATCAGGTTTGAATGTTGCTGAATTTTCTTGGTCCAATCCATCTGCAACTCTCGAAGCAAAGTTTGCCACCCTGTCTTCTTCCCCTGATTTTGACAGCATTCTCGATGCTATGTCTGATAGTATAGAACTAAGCATTGTGTTTTTATTTTTAAATTTTGTTACCTGTAGCATTTTGTCAGCACTATCATCTTTTCTTAAAACTAATTTTTTCTTAGGATCCGTCAAGAAAGATGTTACAACTCCGCCGTGATCCATTGGTGGCTCAATTGGTGCATCTATCGGCTCAGCATCTGGCTCAAGCTCGTTTACTTGTTCTTCGTCTTTTGGCATATTCTCAAGCTCAGCCATAACCTTATTGATAAGCGGGAAAGCGTCTTCCACTCTCTTGTCCAAGTTTGTCATTGTGAATTTTTCTTTTAGTTTAGCAACCGTCTCGTCGTCTAATATTTGCTCTTCCGATGTTTTAAAATCTTTACTTGCATTCTCGTAGTGAGATTGTTTTGACAAGTTCCTCATGTATTCTCTTAGATTCTCAAGTTTCAATTTCGTTTGTGCTATGATATCACCTGCGTTGTCGTTTAATTGATCCTTGTTGGATACGTATCTTGAGAATGAATTTAGTTTAGCTATATCTTCTGACGTTCTTATAATGTGTTCACCGAACTCATCATGCGGTCTTCCGCCATTTGCAACGTGTCTTGTCATTGCTCTCGCACCTGCTAGGTGTGTCAGTGGATACTTGAATCTTTCACCATCCTCGTTTTCGATATAAAGTGATTGAATCTGTCTTGATCTTGCACCCGGCACTGTCTCATCAACTTTGCCGGAATGTCTAATTATTAATCTTGTTTTGTCTAGGTTTTCGTATGAACGTTTTGCAGTGCCTGTTAGGCCTTCTGTAACACCTGCTAATTTTGTTATTCTTGCTAGTTCTTCTGACATTTCATCAGTATTTACCGTTTTGCTCGTATCTGCAATATTTTGATAATCCTGCTTCGTAAGGTTAGATTTAGTGATATCTCTTACATCAAATGTGAGGCTGTGTTCCACAGCAAAATCTTTTAATTCTTTTAAAAAAGCATACCACTCGTTTCTGTCGTCTTCGTCGATTTTGTTAACTAGATCGCGATTGTAGTACACTTTCATGTTCTCACCGTCGGCAATAGATACACTAACGGAACCAAAAGTGTCTGAATCAGGTTGATATTCAAATTCAAAAAATACCGCATTTTCGGGATTGGCAGTAGCCCCACCGTTTTCATCACCAATTTTGATGTTACTAAATTGTGATCTTATTTTGTTAAACAAATCTTGAGATGTTTTTGGATTCATATATTGTATTTATTATCCGTAGAAGTTTCCAAATATTGGCATTGGAGTGGTTAATTCTGAAGTTCTGTCCGTCCATTTCTCAAATATTTTTGGATCAAAATCTGCTAAAACTTTCATCATACGTGTCATCAATAGGCACGAGCTAACAAGGTCGTCATGTTGACCTGGTTTTGCTTTATAGCTTAATCCTGAAGCAACAAAGTCCTTCATTTCACTGATCAACAACTGTGAATTTATTTTCATTTTGCCACCCTCTACAAGCTCTTTGAATTTTGTACATGCATCAATCTTGTGTTTGGCAGTGGTATTGAATCCTCTTCGAAATTTACGTCTGTGTCCTTTCCTTATAGGCTCTGACAAAAACATACCCATGATGTTTTCTTCACCTATGTCCATAACCCTCATCAATGCCGCTTCTCCAATTGTGTTGTTTTCCATTGAATAAAATATTTGTGGAGTTGCTGTGCTATCTTTTTCCATTATTGTGTCATGAATGTGCTTGTTTATACCTTGTAGTATCCTTACTTGCTGATTCATTGGAGTTTGATTATGATGCCACTCTCCTATTTGTTCGAATGTTGGAAGCTCAAAAATTTGGATTGCGGCATAATCTCCGCCTGTACCCATGCTTGGATCAAGGCTTACAAGATATGTGTGTCCGGGTGTTGGACGTTTGAACCAACGCACCTGGCCTGTTGTTTCGACCGGTGGAACACCTTCCATATCTGCCAGTGTGATACTACTGATCAAGGTTTCATCAAAGATTAAGAATTCACATTCGTGTTCCCTTCTGAATCTTTCTTCACCTATTCTCGATCTTTCCGCTTCTGCCCATGCTTCATCTCTATCCGGATGTTCATTCCAGTGTGCCTTCATAGCATAAAAACCATTGGTTCCTATTACCTTGTCGTTTCCGTACTCATCAAACCTTTTGTTTGCTTCTTTCCAGATCAATGCAAATTGATCCTCATCACTATTAGGTGTGGAAGTTATTAGGCATTTTCCTCCTGTACTCAATGTTGGAGATAGCGAAGTCCAAAACTCAACTGCTTTTTCTGGAGGTTGCACGAATGCAAACTCATCGCAGTATATCATGGTCAATGACATACCCCTACCTGTGTTCTCTGTTGTGGTGGTCGCCATTATTTTTGACCCGTTGTCAAATTCAATACTGTTCCTGTTATACTGTTGCACACCTGCCTTTATCCAACCAGGCAACATCTCATATGCATAACGCACCCTGGACATGATGTCCGATGCTCCTGCGTATTTGTGTGCCGCGATTAGTATAGATGAGTCAGGATGGAACATGGCATACCAAATAAGGTATCCTGACGCACAGGTAGTTTTTCCTGTCTGCCTTGGCAACATTGAAATACTAAATCTATGTGAATTGTAAGCCTCAATCAATCTTTCTTGATAGGGATAAGGCTTGAACGGCATCTCACCCTTAGTTGGATGTTGTATTTTCATAAATTGCTTCATGAAATATAAAGGACCTGTCTTTGGGTCCATGCATTTTTCCAACTGCTCGACCTGTTCTTTGGTATATTTGTGCTTTTTGTTTGCACGTTTAATCTGTTGCGAATCTAAACTAACATACGCCATAGTGTAGTATTTAAGAGTAAAGGAGTGTTAGGAAAAGACT